CCTTTCTATGTTTCAGGAAATATTACTTTTACCTATTAACTAGCGCCACCGCCTGTGATAGCAGTATTAACTGTTCTACCAATAGCAGTACCAACACCTGTACCTTGTGGTGTTTGGATAGCATTGTCGTATCTAATTGCTAAAGTAACTGTTACCGGATCGTTAGTTGAATATGCTAATGAGTTATAGTTAGCACTTTCTAAATAACAACCGTATAACTCGAATGTTTCTAAAACTGTTGCTGTATTAACGCCGTTACCGCCGTCTAACATTTCAATTCTTGTAACGAATTTGTAATCGCTACCTGACGCCGCTGAACTTTGTTCAAAGAAGTCAAATTGTTTCTGTAATTGTTCGCCAACAAGTTTCTGAACGTTATTTGAAACATCTTCACGTAATGTTAATGTAATTGGTTCCCAACTATGTTTACCTGCTAGGTACACACGTGAGTTGTAAACATCAACTGTGATTTGTTCAAATGATACGTTAGGTCTTGTAACGTCTTGTACTTGTTTAGTCAACTCAGTTGTTGGAGTTGACACACCAAAATTTTCCAGCGACACTCTAAAGCGATACTGGAGTTTTGGCATTAACAATCCCTGATTAGATGCTGATGAACTGCTATCTAATGGAACTGTGATCTTTGATAGTGTTGAAATTGCCATTATAATATCTCCTGCTTGTTAGTATTTATCACTATTATAGCCCCGCTATCTCACCAGTATTTTTGAGTCTTAACGGAATGTAAATGAACTCAACTGCTTTAACTGGTTCAATTGCAATATCCACATACAACTCGTTTCTATCGATTCTAGTTGGTGTGTTGTTTGATTCATCACACACTACTAAGAAATCGTATAGTGCTCTTTGGCCTACAAGTTCTAATAGTAAGGAATCAACTTGTGCCTTAATCTCATCTCTAGTGATCTTGTCATTTGGTTCAAAGATATAAGGTTTAGCAAGTTTGTTTAACTGTGAACGTAAGTACACAACTAGTCTTGCAACATTAATTCTATCTAATGCTGAAGCATTCTTTGCTCTTGTTTTCTGACCAAAGTTAACAAGTCCTGCACCACTTAAGAATGTTACTGGGTTAATTGCATTTGAGTACAATGTATCCCTTTGACCTTCGTTAAGTGCTACGCTTTGGAACTCGCCTTCGCTAGTGATGTAACCCGCTGAACTTGCATTTGTAATTCCACCACGTCTTGTTCCTGCTGGAGCAAACCATGGAAACGATACTTGATCGCTTAATGCAATAGTTCTTAAGATACCATGTGATGCTGGAACAACAATGTTGTTACCTGCATTATCACTTGTGAATAAACTTGGGTAGAACATTCCAACGTATTCGTCGAATGTTACTGCGCCATCATCGTTATCCTCAACTGCTAGTTTAACGTTAGTTGCCCATTCATTTAATGAAGTTGCATCTGGTGTTAATCTGTATGGTGTGTCACCTACAACAAAAGCACTTAGTCCTCTGTCATAGTTTAATGTAACTAGTTCACCAATCAGTTCTGAGTAACCTGGACACGCAATCAAGTTAAAGAGTCTTGAGTTATCATCTCTAATGTCTTGGTTGCTGTTAACCATTGCTTGTAACGCTTGAACTACAACTTTACGTTGAGCCTTACGTCCAAATGAGCCTGCGCCATTTGCTTGGTTACCTGATTCTGTTACCCAACGATGTGGATAGTAAGCCGCCATTGATTCGTTGTTATTGAATCTAGTGTTATTACCAGCAACGTCAATGTAATTTCTTACATATTTTCTAACGTTGAAACCTGAACGTCTTAAGTTCCATAACAACATACCTTTTGGATATAGTGTTGGATCTGGAGCATCTGGGTCTAAGTAATTGCTTACTAGCAAGTCTGCAATAGTACCTTCTGTACCACTGTTTGCACCTGCTGTGTTAAAACGTGCATCAGCAAATAAGATACCATCTTCTGTTGTTTGATCACCTGTATCAATTTGTACCCATTTTAATGTAGCACCGTTGTACTTGTAGATCTTAGGATAGTTTTCTAAGTCTGCTGTTGAAATCCAAATATCACCGTTTTTAAGATCTGATGCGTCTGACTGTTTAGTAGGCTCTGTAGCACTTACAATCGGACCTTCTGGATCTGTTTTATCTCCCGCTACTGCTGAGTAGAACGGTGAAGTTGCAGTTTGATAGCCAACCCAACCATTGCCATCATGTATCATAATGTCAACTTCGTCAACAATAGAACTGTACCATAGTGTACCGTCTGTTGTTAATGCTGTTGGTGCTGTGCTTGAATTAGTTACTGTTAATACACCCCAGTTACTTGCAACCATATCAAATGCTGAATTTGATGATGCTTGTAGTAAGTAAGGAGTTGCACTTGCGCCTGTTGCAACATATCCTGCCAATCCTAATACACCATTTGTATCAGTAATGTGGATGTCACCACCGTCGTTGTGTTCAATAACAATTCTATTTGAACTGTCAACACTTGCAACAACGTTTGTAAATCCTGCTGAGTTAATTGCACCTGCAACTAAATCTGCATCTGAAGATGCACCTGTTGTTGTTACGCTTACAGTAATAGCCGCTGAAAGTGCTCCGCTATTTGGTGCTGTTTCAGCAATGTCAAAACCATATGTTCCACTTGTTAGTTGTGAAGTAATAATGTCTGACTTAATTGTAGTTGAACCCGTTGCAGATCTTCTGTAAATTTTAAAGTCTGCGATTGGATTAGTTGCTTCGTCGTTGTTAAATTTAATAAACACATCGCCAGTTGGAAGATTTAATCCACCTTTTGATTTGTCTAAGCCGTATAATGCCGCTGTACCATCTGCATATAATGGAGTTGTTTTAGCGTCCCATAACTTAGTTGTGTCATTCCAAACTTTAACTGACCAGTTAGCACCTGCATTAGGTTGTGTAGTTTTAACCCACATAGAACCTGTTGGTCTTGGTGCTGTGTCTGTTGCTTTGTATTCTGGCACTTGAGTGTGTGGAGCAATAGATAGTTTAGGTGCTTTGTAAGTTCCTGCTGTCATACCTACTTCTGTAAGTAGTGTAGAACTGTTAGTTGCAAGAACAACATCAGCGCCTGTTGAGTAAATTTCTAATTTACCATCAACTACTGCTGAAGTAATACCTGCTATACCTGCGGCACCAATTGCTGTTACAACATCACTTAATGCAGTACCGCCTGCTGTTACAGGAGTACCATTAATGCTCATTGATACACCGTTAGTAATAGTTGGGTTGCTTAATGTTCCTGTTACTGTTGCCCAAGAAGCAATCCAAGCAGTTGAACCAACTTGTACCCATGTACCTGATTTATTTTTGTAATACAACTTATTAAGTGTAGTAGTGGACACAAGAGCATAGTCACCAATTGCACCAACAGAAGTCTTAGGTGCGCCACCTGTTACTTTAGTTGTATCTGTAATTACTGTAGGAACTTTATTTGTAAACGATTGACCACCAGTAGTCGTCGCTGACGCCCCGTTCCATTCGAAAATACCGAATACTGAATTTGCTGTGTCAAACCAATACGTTCCATTAGCCGGATTAGCCGCTGGAGCAGTTGCAGACGCTTTTAATTGATTAGTGTCTAAGTTTGCTCTTGTTACGTATGCTCTGTTAGCAACTCCTAAATAAGAGTAAGCCGCTTGTAATCCGTACTCGTTTAACTCACTACCGTGTAGTGGGTTGTTGTTTGAATCTGTATAAAATAGAGGGTCACCAAATAACTCAGTTAATTCTCTTTGAGAAGTAATTAAGTAAGGTTTCTCTGCGTTCGCGGCAGTTGTTGCCGATGCTGTTCCTGTGCCTGAACCGTTCGTTTTGTCCTGAGCCGAAACAACAAAAATCATTGGTACTGTACCTGGCTCAGCGGGAGTATAAAAACTCTCGTCGATTACGCTGACCTGTACTCCTGGTGATACTAAAGCCATTTTGTTTTCTCCTGTTGG